TTGAAGGCTATCTGGACGACGCTGACTATGAGGACGACTTCTGAAATGAAAACGATCTGGATTGCTACCAATGGGCGTCCCAGCAATGGGGCTAAGGCTCTCAGCAGCCAACCTGGGTTCAAGCGTCTTCGGACTGGCAAGGGTGTGAAGGCCGGCGACGTCATCGTCAACTGGGGTTCCAGTCAACCCTATGACTTTGACAACAAGCTGATCATCAACCCGCCGGCAGCGGTGAAGTTCGCTTCGAACAAGCTGGACTTCTTCAGCTATCTCTTCGGCCCCGAGTCGGAGAACCCGATTGACGGGGTGTTCGTCAAGACACCCGACTGGACAACAGATAAACTACAAGCCCGTCTCTGGCAAAAAGAGGGCGGTCACACTATTGTCGCAAGACAGAAGTTGACAGGTCACTCCGGAGAGGGTATTATTATAGTTGAGCCGGGTGAACTTGTCCCCGACGCTCCGCTGTACACCAAGTACATCTTCAAGGAAAAGGAATACCGGGTTCACGTCTGCAATGGTGCAGTGATTGACACCCAGCGGAAGATCAAAGATCCCAGCCGCGAAGTTGTTACTTGGAAGGTAAGGTCACACCAGAATGGATTCATCTACGCTCGAAATGGTCTTGAGCCTGATCTTGCTCGCGACAACCTGGCCGTGGCCACCTGTAAATCCATAGGGTTGCACTTTGGCGCAGTGGACATCATCCAAGATAAGAAGGGCACATACTATGTCTTGGAAGTCAACACCGCTCCCGGGCTTGAGGGCCAGACAGTTGAGCAATATGCCAAAGCCTTCCGTGGAGTCGTCGGAAATGGGTAAGAAACCCACTACGATCATGCTCAAGTTCAAGCCAACTTTTCCCACCAACCTGCGCTTGGCTATCATCGACTTCGGGTTTGAATTCCAGTCTCTTAAGAAGGACAAGTGGGTAATCTACACGAAGAAGATCATGACCGAGAGTGCGGAGAAGGCTCCCGAGAAACCTCCGGAACTGAAGGAAGTTCTCGGTGCCCCGTGGGAACTTGATCTTGAGCAACGCATGACTAAGATCATTGACTCGTACCTTGATCCGTACAGTCATCTTGGTGCAATTAAAGCTAGGCTCATCGCCATGTCTCGGATGTTCCCGAAGGAACAGGAGAAGTGGTGCCTGGAATGGATGGAAAAGAACCTCGACTCGGAGTTCTTTGCTCCGCCGTGGGAAGATCCGAACTACGAACCCAACATAGGGGCCTGCTAGTATGCACTGCGCTATCTGCGATACCGATTGTGACTCGGTCACCCATATTAACACCGACTGCTCAAGCTGTCAGGCGGTGATCTCTGATACCATCAACAGCTACGACAAGATCGACGAAGATCTTATTGAAGAAGTGGAGTACGATGACGGAACCGACTACGGAGAATTCACCTATTGAACTGATCTGGATCACTCCAGACACAGACAAAATGATTGGGTACATGGCCAGGGTGTCAAATCCCTCGGCCAAACCTGATGATCCCACTGATAAACTAATCAAATACTTGATCAAGCACAAGCACTGGTCACCATTTCAGATGGCTGGTGCTTGTATTGAGGTCAACACCACTCGCGATATCGCCAGACAAATCCTGCGACACAACAGTTTCGATTTCCAGGAGTTCAGTCAGCGATACAGCGAAGCCCCCGAGGAAGCCCTCTTTGCAGAAGCTCGGCTCCAAGATCACAAGAACCGACAAAATTCTATTGTGTCGGACGACCCAGAGTTGCACGAAAAGTGGGACAATCTACAACGGGCGAGCTGGGAATGTGACTATGAGCGATATCGAGAAGCTCTCGACCTGGGCATCGCTAAGGAGGTGGCCCGTAAGCTCCTTCCCGAAGGTCTCACCCGTACAAGGATGTACGTAAATGGTTCAATCCGAAGCTGGATCCACTATCTCTCTGTCCGAACTGGAATTGAAACCCAAAGAGAGCACCGAGAAATCGCTAATCAGATTCTCGGTGTACTTGAAAGTGCTTGCCCTATTGTTTTTCAAGCGGCAAGACAGGCAGGGGTTATTGAACCTGCTGACCACGATTGACAAGACCCGAAAGGAAATTGTTGAGTATGTCTATCAACTCGACTCAGGGAAAGCTTAGTCCCCTAGAAGAACTCACCAAGGACATGACGTGGGTGGAGATAGACGAGGTCTGGCACAAGATGGAAGACGGTATAGCTTATATCAGTGCCATTGCTCGTGAACCTGCATTCACTATGATTAAAGAACTAAAGGCAATCGCCCAACGAAAGCATGAGAAGGAACTTGAACTTGACGGCGGGTAAGCGACGTGAACTAATGAAGAAGATTGAGGAAATCCTAGACTCGGCAGAACTTCAGCGAGACGGAGAGTTTATCTTCAACACTGACGTCCTGGCTGATAGGATTATTGAGCTATTCCTCAATGACGGGTAGGACTTGGGTCTGTGCTGACCACCACTTTGGTCACCAAAACATCTTGACATTTAAGCGAGATGATGGCACACCCCTTCGTGATTTTAAAGACATTGAAGAACACGACGAGACAATTGTAAAGAACCACAACGACTTGGTCGACCCCAAGGATCGTGTGTACATGCTCGGTGACATCGTTATTAATCGCCGCAACATGCATATTCTAGGTCGGTTAAATGGACGCCTGTGTCTCGTGAAGGGCAACCATGACATCTTCAAACTACAAGACTACACCCCGTACTTCGACGACATCAGGGCGTATGTTGTTCAGCTTGATCAGAACAAGAACAAGACCATCCTAAGCCACATCCCTATCCACCCTGAGTCTCTCGGGCGCTGGGGTACCAACATCCACGGCCACCTTCACTTCCGTAAGGTCCTTGACCAGACTGGTAAGGAGGACAGTCAATACAAATGCGTAAGCCTTGAGCACACGAACTTCAAACCCATCCAAATTCACGAGGCACTTAAGCTGTGAAACATGTGGTTCCAGCGATGCTAATGGCCTGTACTCTGATGGTCACACTCATTGTTTCTCGTGTGGTTCCACAACCTTTCCCGAAGGACAAGCAAAGATCGAAAAGAAACTTACTGAACTAGGTAAAGCATACCAACCACTAGAAGATCGCAAGATCTCGAAAGCTTCTGCTGAGAAGTATGGTATCTGGCGAGATGGGGGGACCACTTACTTCCCATACTTTAACGATGGCAAACATCTCAGCAACAAGGTCCGGCTCCCTGACAAGGAGTTCTTTGTTGAAGGTGACCTGAAGCACTCAGGGTTGTTCGGTAGTCAACTGTTCCCAGCGGGCTCAGCTAAGTACATCACGCTTGTTGAAGGTGAGTACGACGCTCCCGCTTGCTTCGAGTTGACTGGCTCTCGCTGGCCCTGTGTCAGTGTCCGTAATGGTGCCGATGGTGCCACCAAGGACGTCGCCGATAACTTCGAATACCTCAATAGCTTCCCGAACATCGTTATCATCTTCGATAAGGACGAAGCTAAGGTCAACCCCAAGACTGGTCAGATCAGGTACCCTGGCCAAGAGGCCGCTGTAGCTGTGGCCGGGATGTTCCCCATTGGTAAGGTCAAGATCCTGACACTTGCTGAGGGGAAAGACCCTAACGATTACTTGAAGGCTGGCTATCGTGAGCAGTTCAACCGTGAGTGGTGGGCTGCCCCGATCTTTACGCCTAGCGGTCTTCGTCTGGGTCGTGACATGTGGGACGACATCAGCGAGCCCAAGAACTATGAGACGGTGATGTACCCGTGGGATGACATGAACGCCATGACCTACGGTATCCGCCTCAGTGAGCTCGTTGCACTGTCCGCTGACACTGGTGTTGGTAAGACGTCAGTCTTGAAGGAGATCATCTCTAAGATCCGCAAGGAGAAACCTGAAGCGGGTATTGGTATGATGTTCCTTGAGGAACCGAACACTGACACCGCTCTTGGATTGATGTCCATCGAAGCTAACCTGCCCCTCCACCTACCTGACATTCGTGAGTCAGTTCCTGCGGAGGACCTCAGGCAATACTTCGACTCGGTCATGAACACCGATAAGCTGGTTCTCTATGACCACTTCGGTTCGAATGAGATCCAAGAGATCCTCAATAAAGTCAGGCACATGCACAATCTTGGGTGCAAGTACATATTCCTTGACCACCTTTCTATCATTGTGTCTGACCAATCGGGGGACGAACGAAAGCAACTGGACGAGATCACAACCAAGCTGAAGACCCTCTGTATGGAACTGAACATTGCCATCATGGCAGTCGTTCACACCAACCGTCAGGGTCAGATTCGTGGTACCGCTGGTATCGAACAGCTGTCTAACATCGTCCTTAAGTTGAGCCGTGAGAAGCTCAGTGACGATCCTTGGCGCAGGAATGTGACCAAGATCACGTTGGAGAAGAACCGTTTCTGTGGCCGTACTGGTCCCGGCAGCTATCTTCACTACAACGAACACACTGGCAGACTTAACCCACTGGACCAAGAAAAGATCCAGATCTACAATGCAGGTGGAGCAGAGACCGCAGCTCCTTGGTAGGCAAAGGCCACGCTATAAGAGAACACAATCCACTATCTACCCGACCCAAAAGACTACCACAAATACTGGTACATTGACGTAGAAGCGGACAGCCTGTGGCCCAGTAAACTCTGGGTCATGTGCGCCTCTAGGTTGGACCAGACCGAAGTCCACTCATTCGTGGGCCATGAAGCAATTAAAGGTTTCTTTGACGGCCTAGCTGGCCAGGAGGTCTATTATGTTGGACACAATATCCTTTCGTACGATGCTGTTCATACAGCGCGTCTGGCGGGTGGACGTGCCAATGTTTCTAATTGCGTTGATTCTCTTGTACTTGGCTATCTGTATGACCCCAATCTTCCTGGTGGCCATCGCCTTGAAGACTGGGGTGTCCGCCTACAAGATCCTAAGGGCGACTACAATGACTGGTCTAAGTACACTCCAGAGATGGACAAATACTGCCAGCAAGATGTCAAGCTAGGTAAACGGGTAATCAAGGCGCTCTGGCAACGGATGCGTCGCATTGGTTACTCAGAAAAGGCGTGTGAAATTGAGCATAAAATCCGATCAGTCCTCGACGACCAACAACGGAATGGATGGAAGTTTGACATCCCTGGAGGACAAGCTCTCGTCAGTAAACTACGTGCTGAGCAGAGTAGTCTCGAAGCTGGAATCTTCGAACTGTTCCCCCCTCGACTTGAAGTTGCTGGCACTTATACTCGCCGCTACACAAAAGCAGGTCAAGATTATGCTAGCTACATTAGACACCAAACGGAATATCCTGAACTCCGGGACAACGGAGACGGGACATACTCAACCCTAGAATTCAGTGAGTTTAACATTGGGTCGCCGAAGCAGCGGACGGAACGGTTACTTGAACTTGGATACGAGCCAACTAATTACACGCCGGCGGGCAACCCGAAGGTGGACGAAGAGAGCTTGGTCCAGTTCGCAGAAACCTCAGGTCATCAGCCAGTCCAAGCGATTGCTGACTGGTTGGTACTCCAAGGACGCGCCACTATGGTTGAGGGGTGGCTGAATGTAGTTGACTACGACGACAGCTGTATTCATGGCAGGGTCCTAACCTGTGGTGCAAACACCCGTCGTATGATCCACCGCCACCCTAACACTGCTAACATCCCCAAGGCTAAAGCTAAGGTGAAGTATGGTAAGGAGTGTAGGCAACTATGGATAGCCCGACCAGGTAGACAGATTACTGGCTTCGACGCCAGTGGGCTTGAGCTCAGAATGTTTGCTGAGTACCTGAAGGACCCGGCGGCTATTGAACTGTACACGGTTGGTGACCCTCACCTGGCCAACACAAGGTCTCTTGAGCTCCCCGACGAGTACCGGGACCTGACGGTCAAGAACACCCTCTACGCCCTGCTCTACGGGGCTGGAGACCCCAAGCTAGGTAAGACAGCCAACCCATCTATTGATGGTCGTGAAGCTAGTGCCTATGGTAAGTGGGTCAGAGACCGGCTGATGGGGTCCATTCCTGGTCTTGACAAACTCACTAATAGTATCCAGCAAGAATTCAAGCAGACTGGTGGCCTACTCAGGACTATTGATGGTGGGTTTGTTAGGTGTCCCGCACAGAACGCAGCACTCAATTACAAGCTGCAATCCGGTGGCGCAATTCTAATGAAGGTCGCCGGTATCTACCACCGAGAGCTGATCCAAGAGCACGGACTTGATGGGTTCCATGTGGGTAACGTCCACGATGAAATCCAATCAGACGTAGCTGAAGGTGACGCAAAGATGATTGGGGAGCTTGGTGTGCTGGCAATTAAGATGGCCGGTGAAGAACTCAACTGCACTGTTCCATTCACAGGAGAATATAAGATTGGTCTCAACTGGAGTGAAACTCACTAATGTTTGACCCGAGAGAGATCCCACCTGACCACATCGTAGTTCCCCTTGATGACAAGTGGGAGCAGGTTAGGTACTGGGATCCTGTGCTCAGAGGCTATGTGTCTATCCGGAGGAAGCGGATTAAGTCCCACCTCTTCCGGGATATTGACTAGCTATATTTCCAGGGCACTTCTAAGTATTATACACCCAAAATTAAATCTGTCAAGTATAGGCAATTAGCTTGACTATAACCAGGTATATGGTATTATATATAAGTAAGGTAGTTACATAGGTAAGGAGCTAACAAACATATGATGATTCGTGGTAAGGCCAAATGGGCTAAGGTGATTGGTGAACCCGTTTGGGGTTTCGAGAACACCTTCAAGGAATGGACTACTGATGTAGAGATTGATGACGAAACTCAGGAACGCCTAGAAGCTGAAGGTCTTGGTGACAAGGTCAAGGTGAAGAACGGCGAGAAGTTCGTCAAGTTTAGCCGCAAGGAATTCAAGTCCAACGGTGAGCCGAACAAGCCCATCCGAATTGTGGACGCCAAGGGCCAGCCGTGGGACGGCAGCAAGATTGGTAACGGTTCCGTGGTGAATGTGAACTTCGCCATCAACGAGTACAAGAAGGGTAAGTTCTCCATGAACATCCTGGCCCTTCAAGTGTGGGAACACGTCCCGTACAACGACGGTGGCTTCCCCGTTAAGGAAGACTCTGACGGCGGCAGCTGGGCGGAGGACGCTGAGTAATTGGCAGACGATCATCAACTAGTCCAGGACATCTATCGGACGGTTGTTGAGGGTTGTGAGGTCACCGAGGAACAAGCCAACGCGTTTGGTAAGGAACTTAGTGACCTCATCGCCAATCGGATGACTGACCAATTAAAAGGTAAGCGACGTAACTTCACTCTTCGGATGTCTAACATCGGTAAGGGTGCCCGACAACTCTGGTACGAAAGTAGGTTCGAGAAAGATGAGAAATTCGAGGGCCCAACTCTTATCAAGTTCATCATTGGAGACATTGCAGAGAGCCTTGTCCTGTTCCTCGCCGAGCTATCTGGCCACGCTGTCACAGCAAGGCAAGATGAAGTGGATGTCAAGGGTATTAAAGGACATATCGACGCAGACATTGATGGAGTCACAGTAGACGTAAAGTCAGCTAGTCCCTTCCAGTTCAGGAAGTTCAAGACTGGCAGCCTTGTTGATGATGACGCCTTCGGGTACATCGACCAGCTTGGTGGTTACTGTAAAGCCAGGAACACCACAGGGGCTTTCCTTGCACTAGAGAAGGTGAGTGGGCATCTAGCCTACCTCCCTCTGACGCAAGAGGAACTTGGTGTTAGCGGTATTGATGGCCGCATTGATTATCTCAAGCAAGCTATTGCACAAGACGAAGAACCTGAGCGCTGCTATCCCGACAAGGAAGACGGAGCGAGTGGGAACAGAGTCCTTGATGTCAATTGCAGCTATTGCGCTTTCAAGCACCGCTGTTGGAAAGACAGTAATGGGGGTATCGGTCTTCGGACTTTCCTCTATTCAGGCGGTCCACGGTTCTTCACTAAAGTTGTGAAAGAGCCGAAAGTACACGAAGTCAGTTTCTAAGGAGTACACATAATGAGCGACGACAACATCATTAAGTTTGGTTCCCTTCCGGGTGGTAAGTCTGAGTCGACTGACAAGGACAAGTTCCCAAGTCATCCATACGTCATCGAGGATACTGATGGCGACGATCACTTCGCTAATGGTTACCTGATCTTCACCAGTCACCACGTCTGTATTATGGAAGAAGGTGACAACGGTCCAGTGACTGCACTCATGGTACCTCTTGACCGCGTTAAGCTGGTCTACCTTGTACCTGAAGACGCCGAGGACTAATGGCTTATAAGAGTGGGTTCGAACGGCAGATCGCAGCGAACCTAGCAATGCGGAAGGTGAAGTTTTCATATGAGGAACTCCGCCTTCCGTACACTCTTCACGGTACATATAGTCCTGACTTCGTAATTGCATCAAGTGGGATTATCGTGGAGGCGAAAGGGTTCCTTGATAGGGACTCCAAGCGCAAGATGATCGCGGTCAAACAACAGCACCCGGACCTAGACATTAGGTTCCTTTTCCAACAAGCGGACAAGAAAATGCAAGGCTCAAAGAAAACTCATGGTGAGTGGGCTACGAAAAATGGTTTCAAGTTCGCAGAAGGTGAGATACCAGACGAATGGCTAAATCCAAAATCCTAGTCCTAGATATTGAGTGGGCTCCCGCTACCGCCTACGTATGGCGAATGTGGGATGAGAACATCTCTCCCGATCAACTGATCGACGAGGGTGGCCTACTCTGTTTCTGTGGTCACTTCCTTGGCACCAATGAATACTTGTTCTACTCTAAGTGGGACGATGGTGACGCAGGAATGGCTGAAGCAGCTTACACTCTCCTGAGAGAAGCCGACGCTGTCATTACGTACAACGGTGACAAGTATGATCTCCCGAAACTCCGTGGTCATCTACTCCTTAGTGGTTACCCTGACAGTCCTCCACCGACTTCTATCGACCTTCTGAAGGTGGTTAAGAAGCTTGGGTTTGTTATGAACCGCCTCGCTTACATCGCCCCGCTCCTTAAGGTGGGTTCCAAGATGAAGAATGAGGGGTTTAACCTTTGGCGGTCTGTCGTTGAAGGAGACGCTAAGGCCCAGACCCGGATGAAGAAGTACAACATCCAGGACGTAAAGGTCACTGCGGCCCTCTATAAGAAGATCAAACCCTTCATTAAAGATCATCCCTATTTCGGTGATGAAAAAGGTGAGTGTGCTAACTGTGGGTCTAACCACCTGCATCATCGAGGGTTCCGCCGGACTAAGTTGTTCAAGATTGAGCGGCTCCAATGTCAACAGTGCGGATCGTGGTCAACCGGAAAGCGGTCTAAGGTTAACTAATATGAGTGCTGACAATGAGTACATCGAAGACTTGAACAAGGTACTCAATGACAGGTATACGGCTGAGGAGTTGTGTGAGCTCCTCGGTCTAACCCTTGATGACTTGTTCTATAAATTTCTTGATGAAGTCCTGGAAGTAGACTGGGAAGAAATCCTTTGATTGAAGAGGTTCTATCTTATGCGGAAGGCAGTCCTTCGGGACAAAAGTTTGACAACGGAAAATCTCCAATCTATCGTGGAATCCTACTTCAGTTCCCGATGGCAATTGATGTCGCTGCTAGGGCCAGCCAGCACGGAGCTGATAAATACGGTTGGGACAACTGGTCACGGGTCCCTGACGGAGTTGAGAGATACTCTGATGCAATGCTACGACACCTTGCCCGAGAAGCACAAGGAGAAATTCTGGACCCTGATAGTGGACTATTGCATATTGGCCACACCCTATGGAATGCCCTCGCGCGTACAGAACTGATCCTGAGAAAGAGTAATGGTTAAAGGTATCAACCGATACGAAGATAAAGATAAGCGGCGTCAGCGTCGTAAGAATCACGTTGCTAGAGACCTAGCGAAAAGTAAATACCACCAACGGGTTGTAAAACCTAAGCGCCAGGAGCCGCCAGAGATTGACCTCAACTATGAAGAATGATATCATGACTGACTACCAACAGTTCATTGCCATTAGTCGATACGCTCGATGGCTCGATGATCAGAACCGACGGGAGACTTGGGCTGAGACCGTTGGACGATACGTAGAGAATGTTGTCATCCCCAAGCTGGGCCACGACAAACTGGCCTACGAGATTGCGACAGCAATCGAGTCCCTCGAAGTAATGCCCTCCATGCGGGCTCTGATGACCGCTGGGCCGGCTCTGGATAGGGACCATGTGGGTGGGTACAACTGTGCCTATCTACCCGTTGACAGCCCTCGCTCGTTTGACGAAGCCATGTACATTCTTATGTGTGGCACCGGGGTTGGTTTCAGTGTTGAGGAAGAAAATGTCAAACAACTCCCAATTATCAATGAACACTTTGAACGAACAAATACGA